ACAGGAACATGGACCAATTCTGATGCTACAACAGGACTCACAGGAGTTAGTACAGTAGCAGATGTAGAATTAAGAATTGGAGATGTAATTGTTCATGGTGCTAATAGTGGAATAGTAACTTCAATTACTTCTAATACTGCAATAACAATTTCACAAGCTACAGGCGGAACAGAAACTACTGGACTGGGAGATGATGTGGCTATGACAGGTGCGAGTCTTTCAAGGAAAAAAAGGTCTGCTTTTGAAGAAGCCAACACCAATATGCTGGGTACACTTACTGTTGGACAAGGAAGTTCAACAATTACGGGAACACATACTAACTTTACTCGACAAATACATGTGGGAGACATTCTTGTATTCAAAGATGATTCTGCGGTTTCAAGCAGAAGAAGAGTGACAGCCATTGCAAGTTCAACATCATTGACTGTTGCAACTAAATTAGATAGAGCGGTAACCGCACAGGCTGACTGGTCTAGAGAATGGGAATACAGAAGTACTTTTGGCTCACGTCCTCCTCTTACCAGTGTTCATGCTTATGAAAAAACTGGATCTAAAGATGTTGGAGATGAAATTCATGTCGTAATAGTAGATGAAGATGGTGAGATTTTAGGAGTAAAAGATTCTAGAGGAGGAAATAATCCAGAAAAGCAAGTCATTGGAAATTGGGAAGGATTGTCTGTAGCAAGCGGAGCGACAGGATCTACTGGTGAAATTATCTATTATAAAGAAGCAATAAATGATTCTTCCAGATATGTAAGATGGACGGACCATGATGCTATGGGAGATGCGCCTCTTGATGCTGGATCCAATAAAATTACTCATGATTGGGGAGACACTCTTGATCAAGGAAACACTTCAGCTTATTTTGCAGGAGCGTTTAGTGATTCGGGTGCAAATGGAATTATGACTGCTAGTTTTTCCTCAGGAGCCGATGGATATAGTGCTACAGCTTCAGATGAAATTAGTGCTTATAGTTATTTCAAAGATCCTGCAAAAATAGATGTTTCTTTATTAATTTCAGGCGAAGCATCAAATACTTTATGCACATATTTGATCAATGAAATTGCAGAGTCTAGAAAAGATTGTGTTGTATTTATTTCTCCTGAAGAAGCAGATGTTGTTAACAAAGAAGGATCTGAAATAACAAACGTAGTTGCTAGAAGAAATGCAATGCCAAGTACAAGTTATGCTGTTATGGATGGAAGTTACAAATACATATTTGACAGATACAATTCTATGTATAGGTGGATTCCAATGAATGCTGATGTTGCTGGAATCTGTGCCCAAGCAGATAATGTTAATCCCTATGTTTCACCTGCGGGATTTACAAGAGGAAATATAAAAGGTGCAGAATTTTTAGCATATGTCCCAAATAACGCAGAAAGAGATGATTTGTATACAAATGGAATTAATCCAATAGCATCATTTCCTGGAAAAGGCAAAGTTTTATTTGGCGATAAAACATTGTTAGCAAGACCATCATCTTTTGATAGAATTAATGTGCGTAGACTTTTTATTATTCTAGAAAAAGCCATAGCAAATGCCGCTGAAAATTTATTGTTTGAATTTAATGATGATTTTACACGATTAAATTTTGTTTCTATGGTTGAACCCTTTTTAAGAGATATTCAAGGACGAAGGGGAATAGAAGATTTTAAAGTAATTTGTGACGGCACAAATAATACACCTGTGGTTATAAATAGAAATGAGTTTAGAGGCGATATTTTTATCAAGCCCACTAAATCAATTAATTTCATTGGATTAAACTTTGTCGCAGTAGCTTCAGGAGTTGAATTTTCTGAAGTGGTTAACGCAATTTAAGGAGAAAATAAATGGCATTTAATATAACAGCCTTCAGAGATGGGATGCACTATGATGGACAAAGAGCAAATTTATTTGAGGTAACACTTACTAATGTACTTACAGGGACTGCCTTTAATGGTACTGACTTGAAATTGTTTGCTAAAGGAACATCAATACCTGGCGCCACAATTGGAACAGTTATAGTTCCTTATTTTGGTAGAGAAGTTAAGTTAGCTGGAAATAGAACTTTTCCAGAATGGACTATAACGGTTCTTAATGATGAGAATTTTACTATAAGATCACAATTTGAACAGTGGATGGACCATATAAATTCTCATTCGGGCAATATACGGGCAACTCAGGCTTCTGGAACACCATCACTCTCGTATACTTCAACAGGAACAGTTGACCAATTCAGCAAAGGAGCGGGTCAGAAAAAGTCTGCAAGCTATTCATTTATAAATATGTTTCCAACTGATCTTTCAGAAATTACCCTTGATTGGGGCGATAATGATACCATTGAAGAATATACTGTAACTTTTGCTTATGATTATTGGACCCGGGTCGCAACCACCAAAGGTACTGGAAAAGGTACAGGTGCGAAAGCCATCACTGTAGGCTCTGCAACATAAAGCGCCTTAATCTCAATTTTCTGATTTTGCGAGTGAATAAATATAAATTAGTATTGTATTATTTTATTTAACTCGCATTCAGGAAATATTATGCCTATTGAACTGTTCGGTTTTTCAATCGGAAAAAAAGAAAAGAAAAACGTAAAAGCCCAAACCTTTGCTGAACCAGAATATGAAGATGGTTCATTAACAGTAGCATCTGGTGGTGCTTATGGAACATATGTCGATACAGAAGGAGCTATAAAAAGCGAATCTGAATTAATAAACAGATATCGTGATATGGGTCTTCAAGCAGAAGTAGAAAATGCTATTGATGATATTATTAATGAAGCAATTGTAGCCTCAAAAGAAAAACCCCTCGTAAGAATTAATGTAGATAATTTAAATGTTTCTGAGCCTATTAGAGACAAAATAAGACTAGAATTTAAACAAATAAGTAAACTTTTAGATCTACAAAATTTAGGACATGATGTTTTTAAAAGATGGTATATTGATGGTAGAATTTATTATCATGTTATTGTTGATGAAAACAATATGGAAAAAGGTATTCATGAATTAAGAGTATTAGATCCTAGAAAAATAAAGAAAATTCGAGAAAAGAAAAACGACAGACAGCCTGACGGTAAAACAAAAACCACCGTCACGGAATATTATGTTTATAATCAAAAAGGAATATATCAATCACAGGGGCAGACAATGGGTACTGCTTTTACAAGTGCCGCCACTGGTTTAAAAATATCTCCTGATGCGATTGTATATACACATTCAGGACTGATGAACAGTACACGTACATTAGTTTTGTCCTACCTACACAAAGCAATCAAACCATTAAATCAATTAAGAATGATCGAGGATTCTCTCGTAATTTATCGTATTTCACGAGCCCCAGAGAGAAGAATTTTTTATGTTGATGTTGGAAATTTACCTAAGTTAAAAGCAGAACAATACATGCGTGACTTAATGGCAAGATATAAAAACAAACTTGTATATGATGCTCAAACAGGTGAAGTTAGAGATGATAGAAAACACATGTCAATGCTTGAAGATTATTGGATGCCACGAAGAGAGGGTGGAAGAGGAACAGAAATTACTACTTTGCCTGGTGGTGCAAATCTTGGAGATATTGAAGATGTATTATATTTTCAGAAAAAACTTTACAAATCTTTAGGTGTTCCTATTTCAAGACTTGAATCAGAAGCAAATTATACGATTGGTCGTGCTACTGAAATTTCAAGAGATGAAGTTAAATTTACACGTTTTGTTAATAAACTTCAAAGCAGATTTAGTTTAATGTTTGATGAAATGATGGAAAGACAATTAACCCTCAAGGGCATAATGTCTAAAGACGATTGGAAAAATATTAAAAATGAAATATTTTATGAATTTGAAAATGATAGTCATTTTGCAGAAATAAAACAGAGTGAACTTATGCAAGATAGATTAAACATTTTAAGAGATTTACAAGATTATGCTGGAAAATATTGGTCGCATGAATATATTAGAAAGCATATTTTAATGATGACTGATGATGAAGTTAAAACTAATGATGAACAAATTCAAAAAGAGATGGATGATCCTAGATTTTCGGGAGAAGAAGATATGCAGTTCAATTCTGTAGAAATAGATACAAACAATAAACAAAATATCAATGAAAATATTGATAAGAAAATTGAAGAAAAGTTTGAATCAGCGAAAAAAGAGAATGATATTAAAGATAAAGTAAATGATATTCTTTTTTCTGTTTTAGAAGATGATGAAAAATTTGTAGATTGATCCTCAGGTGGGTGCAGAGATATAAATGAAAGATGATCAAAAAGAGTCTAAAGACTTAGATTTAAGTAAGGTTCTAGCAACTTCTCTTGCTTATACTAAAAAACAATTAAAAAAGACTAAAGACGAACTGGTTGAGGGTGTAAAAGAAATTTTAGATCCTGTTACTGGTGAAAAAGTCAAAGTTCTTGAGATTAAGGGTACTGAAGGATCCAAGGGCGAAAAGGGTGAACAGGGCTCTGCAGGAGAAGCAGGCTCTAAAGGAGAAGCAGGAGAAGCAGGAAGAATTGGTCCACAGGGTGTTCTGGGTCCTAAGGGGGAGCTAGGAGATACTGGTCCTATAGGTCCAAAAGGAGACCAGGGAGAACCAGGTGATGATGCTGATGTAACTAAA